ATATGATGATTCAGGCACTGACTACCTCTACACAAAGTTTTTTATTGCCGTTGAGGGAATCGTTGGTGCGCACGAGCATTCTCCGGGAACGTGGCTATTGAATGAGCAAAACGGAGAGCCTGTCAACAGAAACACGGCACAAAAACGATTGGAGGATATTTTCATTGCACTTCGTGAACCACGGAAACGTTTGCAGTTGGTGGTGCGCGAAGTAAGGGTCGAAAATGGGCAAGTTGTGATTGAAGATCGCCCGATTCTCGATATCCACCCAGCTGACGCTACTGATGAATATGTTGTCAGAGACTTTCGCAATGGCCCCCAACCCAAAGAATTACGAATTCTTTCTGTGATAGGCAGCCGTTTGTGCACAATTTCGTGGCAGGTAGAAAGTTGTGCTCTTCAAGCTCCCACTGACTCACACCAACGAGCTGCAACTCACGATTGGCCAGAAGACGAACACTCGCCGCTGATACTGAGCAACAGATGGGCTATTGACGAATCATTTGACACTAACTTCCAAATTACGCGCACTATTCGCGGGACCCTCGTTCAGTCACGTCCTTTCAAATTGTCTGCGCGCGTTGCCCGTTTTTATTGCTGGCCTCCGCTAGAGCCTGGTTTTCGCCGAGAAAGTGCGCGATTTTCGTATCGCGAAGACGGCTTACGGCTTGATTATGAAATCACTGACCGTCAAATCAAAGATGCGGCACCCTGGCCATGCACAACAATGAACATCGCACACAGACGTCGAGTGCAGGACGGAGCCACTTGTATTGTTGGGCTTCAAATCACACTCACAGCACCACCCGCCATTCCGCGTTACATGCTGATTCGCAGAGCAGTGCAGCTAGCAGATGCGTTTCTGCATTTTCGTGATGATCGTGTAGCTGCGCGATACGGCTACTCATGGATAATCCAAAACTGTGAAATCATAGAGGAATTTGGACAGGAGTCGCGAGTAACGTTGAACATGGACGTGGAAACGTTGCCAGAAGATGTAGATGGCAACCTGACGAATTTCATTCGCGGTCACTTATTTGCTTGTGGAAAAGAATTGGAGGCCATTGAAAAGGATAAGGATGATATTCCCAAGCTTCCAGAGGGGCATGATTTACCATATCCATTTGGTAACGAGTTATATAGTCCCTACATTAGCTGGAAAGGCGATCCATTTGGTTTGACCGCAATGCCCCGAATACAGTATCGCAATCCTGCAATTCTCGATCCATTCATAAACTACCTCCAATATCCCTACACATTCGAAAAAGGATTTCCCACAGAAGATCTTCCAGAGGGATTTCAGGCACGACCGCAAGATAACGCGCAAACAGAATCTAGTGACAATACTCAAGAAAACACACAACAAAACAAGCCTGACTTTCCAGTGGAAGCTGTTGTATATCGCACTAGTGAGGAGTTTGATCCATACGAGGGCTTATGGCCTGACTACATCCTGGGTCGCTACGATAACCAGCACAAGTACGGTTTATACACATATACCCGCATTTCAGATACGTACGTTTACAACTCTGCAAGACAGGCTTTGCGACTTTCAGATTTTGGAGGTCCTTCTCATGTTGTGATCAATGTAGGACCGATGGCGTGTTATCGTATTCTCGAATACGACTGCGAACGACACGGACAGATGCCAGAAATACCTGCAATCGAAGATTTTGTCGCAAAAGTCGGCCCGAGTAACGCACAAATCACTATTACTGGATGGGTAGTGGGGCGTCCGAAAATTCGCGTTTATCCTCCGGCGCTATCACCAACAGGAGACACGTATATTTATCGTGTAAAGCTAAAAGCTGTATGGGCTCTTGACAGAGCACCGCCACCACAAGCGCCTCTGCCCGTGACGGTGCGGCCTTATCTCACACCACCAGCAGAGCAATTACAATATAAGGGGCTTGCCTTAAACGTGAGTCGGCGTATTGGGCCTGTAATGGCATGACCATGAGTGACGTAACTCCAAATGCGATTATTTCATGGTTTGCTAATACAGTGGCCGAGTCTTTAGGCCTCGATATTAGCACCGTGCTTATATCCACAACTGACAACGCACCAGACACAATTCCGCCTGCGAGTGTATTCTGCCTCATATCACCGCGGGATATGCGATTTGTTATTGAAGAGCAATCACCCGAGCAAGTTGTTTGTGAATTTCGGGTGCGAGTGCGATTATATTTGCGTTATTCAGTGGATCAGCCGGGTAGCATTGCCAGGGCGTTGCTTGATGATGAGGTAGGGTTGTATGCCCTATGTCAGCAATTGATTTCAGGTGTCTTGAAAACTGCACCACCGTCTGGAAATTTGCGAGGATGTTTTGCTGCGGAAGTGTCCTCGCCGGTGGAATGGGTAGCACCGCCCGATGGGCAATTGGCATTTCTGACTACAGCAATTGATTTTCGTGCTGATTTTGATTGGGCCGTTCGTGACGACTTATGAGCCTTCGCATTGTTTATCGTTACTCAGGCAGTCCAATTCCATTATGGGACGAGAAGGGGGTCCTACGCGAACACGTCGAGAAGTTGCTGGCACTGCCGGCGGTTAAGCGATTACACGAAAAACGCCAATGGGTTCCTGGATGGATCGGTGGGAAAGCAGATGCAGGGCCCCACGGACTGGGACAGCCTGTTGGCGCCTTCGAGTGGGACCCTATGCCCGAGATCAAGCCTGGTGTTTTGTATTGGGCCACTGGTGCGACAAGACCAGCTATTTTGATAATCACACTGCCTGGGTCACTTCTCCTCAATGCTCTTAGAAATCCCTGTCCTCTTTTTGAATTCGGTTTTCTTGATGATGATTTGCGAGAAACTGATTACTTTTATATCCCTCTTTTCCCTCTGTCATGGATCCGTATTGGGTGGGTGGAATCAGAATATCCCCTCGGACCATCAATAACGACTACAACAACGACAAAAGATTGGACCGAACCTCCACCCAAAGTTGGTAAACCGGAAGTTATCGTGCCTCATGGTTTGTATCTTACTGTCCTTGTGTCATGGGCTTATTTCTTGCGCGAAATTCGTGTGCGCATTACAGATACAAGCTCGTGGGCTGTCATTTGCCGCCAAATTTTTCAGGCACTAACACAACATCCTCGTATTAGTGCATATCTGGAATTTCTACAGATTAGGAATTGGTATGAGTTGTTTATTTACCGCGAAGACGACGAAGAAGTCCCAATACCAGGCTGGGATACACTACCCGAGTACCTCGAAACCACAACAACCACGACCACAACAACTACCACATTTCAGTGTGTGCCGAAAGGCTCGACCACCACAACAACAAGCACCACAACCACAACAACTACAACAACTACAACAAGTGATGCAGAATATGATTGTTTGACCGTCCCTAATCCGACTATCTGGTATGCGTCTGATGTGCCTGCTGATTGCGCTATTGATGCAGTTGCAGCACATCTTTGTGCAATCCCCCACGTAACCGATTTGATTTATTTTCGCAAAATAGCACGCCCAGCAGTAATGACTGGATATCATCTTGCTGGACGCATTCAGGAAGGCACAGGAGTCCATCAACTAACAGTATTGGCACCACAATGTGACGGCGGTAAGTATCCGAGTAAGCGCCTGTTAAGCGACTGGGTGCTTCCTATCGCTAGAGGGGATCTGCACATAACGATCACTGAATCCACGTGTTCCAAGGACTGTTTGTATTCTCGTCTTTTTAAAATTCACAAAGCCCTGTGGCGGCGGCTTGGTAGAGGCAGCAAACATGCAAGTTTTGTTCTCAGTGGAACACCGTTCTTGCCAGAGCAAACTGACTGGATAGCAATAAATATCGCAGAAGGCACGGCCGCGATACGCAGCCTAGGCGCGGTGCATATGCCCAGGTTTTGGGCGTGGGAATGCCCCACGACTACGACTACAACAGCCCCGGGGCTATTTGGGCCACGACACGAACCAAAAACGGGTCCGCGGCGTGATCCGCACCCTTGCACACGATGTCATTGTTACTGGACCTGTCAGAGCACTGAGGGTGGATACTATTGGGTGCGCATTGACGAGCTGGATGAGTGTACGGAGCCGTGTCACTGCCCAGAACCTATAGAGGTAGAGTGTGACCAAGAATTTGTTGGCGCACAGTGGACTGTTTTTTGTGAAGAGGAACCCGAAGACAAGTGTTTCGGCCACTACGCGCGCTGGCGATGGGTGCAGGATGGTGAACGATACTCAGAAGGCCACTGGGAGCTTGAGGACCCATGTCCTGAGGGCTGCGAGACATGCTATCCTGAATTTTGTTGCGAAGACGAAACAATAACGATCGATGATGGCACAACCACAACAGAGGATTACGAGTGCAAAACCACCTACACGGAATGTTTCCGTTCTAATTCTCGTGAATGTCCGAAAGGGGGCGACTGGCCAGAGGGGCGCGATTGCGGCACAACCACAACCACTACAACAACAACGACACCCGAGTCATGCGAAGGCCAGTGCACGTGGATATGGACACAGCAGGGCTACGTCAGGACTAAACCCACGGATCCTGAACACGAAGACTGTCCTGAGGGTTGTACCTGCTGTTATCCAGTTGAGTGTTCAGACGTAGAAGAAGGAGATGTAGTCCTTGGCACATGTGTTAAAAGTCAAGCGGATTGTGAAGAGGTGCCAGAGGAGTGTGCTCCTGTAGATCCGCTTTGTGGCCCCTGGCCGCCGGGACATCCGTGTTGTGACGAAACACCACCACCTCCGCCCCCGCCGCGTTCTTGTGTGTGCGGTAGAGAAGGGCGGTGTATCTGGTATCTCGCGCCACCTGCCCCTGGCACTCTCGTGCTATTGCGGTCAGATTGCTGTCCCGAGTGCCCATGTCCGGAGCCGACGGAAATAGAATTGTGCGATACAGCAATTACTTATTGCCGTCCTGAACCACCACGGCCTCCTCGACCGCCAGAAACTCGATGTCGTGGTCTCTGTATCTATGTGTGGTGCGAATGGCCAGATGGTTGGGCCGGATGGGTTCTGCTTGAAAGCAACTGCCGTAACGGTACAGCCTTAGAATGTGAATGGAAGACCTGGAGAGGATCAATCAGGAGGTCGCCGTGCCACCGGTGCGTTTGCGGTGACCCGAACACAGGCCAATATCCTTGTATGGGCTATTGTGCGTGGGAATGCCAGAACGGTCAGTGGGTTCAAGTGGCCACTTGCGAGCAGTTTAATGATGGGCCAGGATGCAAATGTCCTGAAGTCGAGCTCCGCCCGAATTGTAGGCACGGAGACAAAGTGAGTGGCACATGCGTAGGCCACAACACATTTCCAGTTTGCGGCACATTGTCCTTGCCGAGTTGCGTGTGCCAGTGTGAAGAATATGATTGTATGGGCCAACCATGATCCCTTGTGCCGTTAGGTGTCGAATGGCTTATTGGAATGGGCAGTGGGTCCCTCACGGGGACAGGGACTGTCCGGCCCATTGTGAATGCGAGCCCCCTAAGTTGCCGGGCACCATCGTCCTACGAAACGGGGACACGTTTCTCTCTTCTTGCAAACCATCGCGAACAACAACCACAAGTTACGACTTGCCTCCGCCGCCACCACCAACTACCACAACAACACGTGATTGGGTCTACGGTTATTGTGTTTATGATTTTGATTTTGGGCGCCAAAGCTATGTGCTTATCGAACAAAGTTGTATGGTGGGTTATAAATGCCCGGGACCTCCCTGCAATTGGCAAGGCATATCTGTGCGGCGCGAGTGCATCCCCGAAGAAGAACCAGAAGAAGAATGCCCATGCGAAGGCAGGATGTGTGAATACTATGCAAGTCAAGGGCGGGTAGGATATCACCTAGTTGCTAAGCGATGCAGAGGGCAAAACTGCCATTGTGGCGAAGCTATCCTGAGTTATCCGGCGGGCGAATACAATTTGGCCAAATATTGGCGCTGGACAAGGTTTCATTATCCGTGGGAAGGTGATTCTTATGCAATCAAGCTCGACTCTCGTCCGCCAGCGGCTTTTATCGTACCTTGTGAGGAGCGAGATGCTGATTGGCAGCCAGCACATTGTTTCGGGTGGGCACTCTTCTATCGCAGCCAACAGACGCCGTGGCAGACAGGCGCCGACTACATACTAGCTAAAAATGCCCAGTGCCTCGAAGGGTGCGAACCATACGAACATCCATGTGAGAACGACTGGTATGTTTTTAATGGGCCACAGGAAGTATGGATGCCGTGCATCGAGGTTGATAGCCAACTCTCTAACCGCTATCCAGGATGGAATCCAAACATCGATTGCCAATGTCGCGGGCGCTGCTATTGGGTATCCTATGACGGGAAGTTTTGGTCTAAGAAAGAACCGCAAGACAGAAGACCGTGTCAATGTCGTTTCCGGAAGAGGGCGGTGCCAGAGCTTTGTTATTGCCCGTATCCAGATCGTCCACCAAAGAAAGTTGGTGATGAGGTCTATACCTCATGCAAAGGGGCATCAATAGACGATGCGAACATCGGTTTTCTGTATCAATACTCCGATTTTTTGGCGCCTTATGGCGATGTTTACCTATATCGCTCTCGCGTAAATTGTGTTCCATGGATAGATGGAAGCCTTTACTGTCGCTGTGAGTGGGCACGAAATTGGTCACCTGAGCTAGGCTGGTACGATTTTGAGCCCACTGATATTCTTTATCCGCGGTACCAAGCTGGACAACTCGTATGCGACAGTATATTCAAAATATTCGGCTATCACTTCTGTGAACAGCCTCCCCCTCCTCCACCTCCACCACCGCCTCCGCCGCCTCCACCGCCCGATCCGCCATGGCCAACAACTACATCCACCTCAACGACTACTACAACCACTGGTGAAGTCCCTTGTGCGTCTTTACAGTGCTCTTGGTATTGGGGCGGCTTTCCCAGGTGGTGGCCACGATATCCTACCGTCCAGTGGATACTGCTGATGAACCTGTGTCCTTCTGCGCACCCAGACTGCCATTGTCCGTTTCCAGACTTTATTCCGGCAGACCCCTATTCCGAGCACTTGTTTACCACCACGTGCGTGGAGGGGCGGACTACGACCACAACTACCACAACTACCACAACGACACCAGAAGTTGAGCCAACTACAACGACAAGCACTACGACCACAAGCACTACAACCACAACCAGTACGACCACAACGACAAGCACCACAACGAGCACCACAACCACGACTACAAGCACCACAACAAGCACAACGACCACGACTACAAGCACTACAACAAGCACAACAACTACAACGACGAGCACCACAACGACGACAACAACTGGAGACTCGTATGGGTGTTCGTCTTGCTACTGCTATTGGTGGGCTGTTGAAGATAGTGGCGGGAATCTATACTGGGAATTATATGAGTGGTGCACGGGTGGACTCGACTGTGGTGCCTGCACAGGTTGTCAGCCGCCGCAACGTAGTCCGCAATATGTCGGTGATTCAACATCTACACCATGTTATGTGTAAGGGAGGTAGATGCCTACTATGAACGTCAGCTTTGTCACTGCCACGTATCGTGATCTTCGAGTAATTGAAACAATTCAATCTCTCCGACTTCACCATGGACTAGTCGATGCCGACATTGTCGTTGTCGATAATGCTCCAGGGTCTCCAGAAAGCGAGAAAATTAGTGATTTCTGCAAAAAGGCAGGCGTAAGATATGTCCCGTTCGATTACGCTATCGGAACATCTCCAGCCCGCAACAAAGCGATTTTGGAAGCTCAAAACGATTGGGTGTTATGCTTTGATTGCCATGTGCTATTCCCGCCCGATTTAGTAAACAACCTGCAGCAGGCAATTGACTACGCCGGCAACGACTCAATTCTGTTTCACGGCGTTAAAGTCTATGATGACCTACGCAGTAATCCGGCCACGCACTTTGAACCTGTTTTCCGTTATGGCATGCTGGGGATTTGGCGATATGATCCCCGAGCTGAGAAAGGCGAACCGTTTGAAATTCCAGGAAGTGGGTTTGGGATTTTCTTGGTGAGGAGGAAAGACTTCTTTGTGGCTGGGGGATTTCACCCTGCGGCCCGTGGGTTCGGTGGAGAAGAGATCTGTTTCCACGAAGCATTCCGTCGAGCCGGCGGGCGGGTTATGTGCTTCCCGGGCCTGAAATATTGGCACAACTTCCATCAATTGCAGGTGCGCTATCCTCTGTATCTCCATGACAAGGTGCGAAACTATCTGCTTTGGTTTAAATTACTGAATTGGGATATTGAGCGGATCAAGCGTCACTTTGTTCAAGGCTACACTGTGCCAGAAGTGGCTTCGGATGGGGAAGTTTGCGAAGTCTCTCCACATCTCATGACAGAAGAGGAGTTTCATAATCTGTTACAAAACCTCGATCAGCCCTATGCCCCTCCGATCCCTTCACCGTCAAGCCAGGAGGAAAAAGGGGAGCGCCGTCGTGGATGTGGATCGTGTCCTGACCGCCATCGGCCCGAGATCGATCATGTTGCTGCTAAGCTTGGTGAATTGAACATTAGCGAAAAACAACTAACCATCGTCACTCTTGACAGACGCTGGTTGGACAAATTCCCCAACGCTCGTATTGCGACTATGAATAACGATCTCAAGGGGCCAAACGTCGTCATGCAGTCGTTCAGCAAACTCCCTCAACCAGAGAATGGGCAGGCTGTCTTGATTTGGGATCCACCACAGCCTATTGGCCCCATGTTTGAGATTATCCGAGAACAACTCCATGTCTGGCCAACCGTGGTGATTTGCAATCTGGGATTTGCCGATACTATCTCGGTACATGTCTATGATCCGCGCACTCGCACTCATGGCGTGCGAGAGGAAAAAACAGTGCTTCGGTGCCTCCGTGAATGGTTGTCTAGCACAGGTTCGCCCTACGTGGTTATCACTCTAGAAAATGAGGGCAATGGCTACGCCATAATTTCACGCGATCCCGTTTATAAGCAGGCACAGCTGCCTGGTTGGTGGGAGAAGCTGCGAAATTTCGCAGTAAGCGCGGCGCAGCATATTGCCACAGGTGCCGCCACAGCGCCTGATGATGTGTATCGGAGGCGGGTAGAAATTTGTGCCCTTTGTGAATGGAGACAAGACAGCGTTTGCGTTAAGTGTGGTTGTCCGATTTATCGGAAAGCTAGGTGGGCTTCAAGTAAATGTCCAATTGGGAAGTGGTGATATGTTTGTAACGTGCCTGTGTCCGACCTATCTGCGTCCAGACTGTGTAGCTCAGACAATCGCTCTATTTGAGCGGCAAACCTATCCTGCTGAGAGCCGCTTTCTGCTAATCCTAGACGATGCTGGACAACTGCGCCCAAAGAAAGGACCGAATTGGGAGATTGTTAGCGTCCCCCATCGCTTTCCGTCACTTCCTGAAAAATATGCCGCAATGCTGGAAATGTGTCCGCCCCATACCGAGGGGCTTATAGTCTGGGACGATGACGACATCTATATGTCACGCCATATCGAGGCCTCTGTTTCGGCACTCCAACGAGCTTCGTGGGCCCATCCTCGTTATGTCTATTCGATTTATGGTGGAGCGTTGCGATTAGAACGCAGTGATGGAAGGTTTCATGGAGCTCTAGCTATGCGGTGGGATGCGTGCATGGCGATAGGCGGCTGGCCACGGACACGCCGGGCTGACTTTGATCAACAACTCCTTGCTCGACTTAAAGATACGTTTGGACCGGCTGCTGACTCGTCATCCTTTTGGGGGCCTACTTTTGTTCACTGGTTTTCGAACGGACTGTGGCACTCCCAGCTATTCATGCGGTCCCCAGACGATGAGACTTGGTATGACCGCATAGCCAAGGAAACATATCGACGAGACATTGACATTGAACCAAAGCTCCCGCCAGAAGCACAGAAATGGCTTAACAAGCTAGACCGCTCCAGTTGGAGACCCCCCGTTTTGCCCGTAAATGACCCCACTTGAGTCGCTTTTACTGGCGACGCCAAGGGTGACTTGACTTTTCTTAATTCTTCGGGTATTTTTACTTTAGAGAAAACCAGTGACACGGCGTTGTCTCCAGTGCTTGGACTATGACAATGGCTAAACAACAAAATAAGACGGACACAATTCACTGGGTATCGACGGTCAATGCCGCCAAAATAATTGGCTCCTCGCGGCAATGGGTCCGAATGTTGGCTGTAAACTACGGCCAGGTACGTTACGTCAGATTGCCCAAAAACGCCATAGCAGTGTGCCTAGAAGACGTCCTCCGCTGGAAGAGGGAAAATCCAAATCCGCGCCGTAAGCCCCAAAAACATTCAGCACCTACTACTATGATAGACATTGATAAGATTTCACTGACCTTGCCAGACCACTTGCCTGCCTAGATTTAGGGCATCCTCTCGTCTTATTCCTAAATATGCCCTTAGGGTTACCCCAGAAAAAATTTTTCAACTACCCTCTTGACAGGTAATTTGCCCTAGGGTAAAATAAAGGCAGAAGAGAGCGATAAACGAGAATGGTCTTTGACAATTTGGCGGGCAAGCAAGACAGGCAGGCCTCCCCTCTGCCTGGGGGTGTGTGTTTCGGTTGGTTTGTTTGGTTTGATGGCTTTGTATGGGAGGGTCTAACATGACGACGCAGTGTGTTTGGACTTGCAGTGTCGATTGGGATCGTGCGATGGATCTTCTTCGCAGCGGTTGCGGGAAGCGAATTGCCCAGTGGGACGACAGGGTTTGGCAATACTGGCGGGAGCTGGGTTGGGACCAGCGTCCGACTTCGGAGCTTGACACCCAGCCCGCCGAGGTGCAGGCCTACGCCCTCAACCCCTTTGAGGTGTGCTTGCTGGGCGTATGGGCCGACAAGCCTACGCCTGGAGTGCTATTTGTGTTCTATGACGCTCGTTGGGCAGCTGTGGCTGCCAACACTCGCATCGAAGTCGACGGTGTGTAACCAAATGGCGGTCGGCAGCTGGGTAACTAGCTATGCGGGTTGTTTGCAAGGGTTGTCGGGTGCGGTTCCCGACGTGGTGTTGTAAAGGTTTTCACCAACAATTTTAAGGAGGAGGTCTAGCTATGACACAACAATTCCGTGTGCGCAACAGTACCTGTGGTTTGATGGTGGCCAATGGGCACTCGGTTTTAGTCGATGAGCGTTCGATACAGATGTCTGACGGCACGATCTTGCGTTCGGAAGGACTTGGCTGGGTGATCTGTAAGCCCAAGGACATTTGGGAAGTTGCGACTGAATTAACACAAACCGAGCTAGTGGAAACGATCAACAAATGGTTCCGCAGAATAGCCAGGCTACCTGTCGAAGAGCGCGGTGTCGTAGCAGTGGCTATGGCTAAGGTCTTCGCCGGCATCGATAAAGCATCTAACTGCAGGCCTGACGTGTGGAGCCTAATAGACTCCCGGTTAAAGTCTCGCAGTTGGGAGTTTGTAGCCAGCACTGCGGAAGCCGATGACATGGATGTTGCCGAATTCGCTCACAAGGTGCTCGAAGATGCTGGCCGGCACTTTGCCGGACTCCTTCTTAAGGCTGCAACAGCAGTAAAGACCGCAGCAGAGATGGTGGCCAGCTAATTTGTGGGCGAATGTTATTTAAATCACCCAGCTCCGACCGCTAGCTGGGCCCCATCGTCGGGAGACGACGGGGTTCCGCATTTTGATCGCAACCTACAACACGCGTTACACAAAGAATGGTGTGTCTGGCTTGCTTTGCCCGCCAATCGACTATTGATGGAATGTTCCTGAAATGAAGGGAACCAACATGGGCATGCAACAACTTGCTTCAACCAGACGAAATTATGTTGTTGCCCTAGCTAGAAACAGGGAACATGCCGAAGCCGTAGTGATGGATCTAGCTTACAAGGGACTTCCGGTGGCCCACTTTGAAATCCCAACAGACACTGATTTGTGTGGCCTGTGCGGGCCGGCACGTAAAGCCCCAAAACTAGGATTTATAATGGGCGCCTTAACTGCAACTGCTGTATGGATTGCCTTGTTTGTGGCTGTGGTTATTGTGCGGCAATTGTTTTAGTCGTTGTGTTGGTTGTACGTAAGTGTTAAACCTCGTAGGTTGGGTGGGTGGGCGTGAAGGAGTAACTATGAGTGACACTGAAGCATTGGCAAAATTGATTGCTGAGCACCTGCAGAGGTTGACTTTAAATCAAAGCATCGCAACTCCACAAGCAACTCCCATTGCTCAGGATAGCGGGGCGTTTAATATGCTACCCACAACTCCTCAGCAAGCACCTGCAGCTGGGCCTATGCCACGGCTTGTGGAAGTATCGGTTCCTGTTGTTGTGCAACTGCCTGATGGGCGAGAGGTGACAGTACGCCTACATTTCTCTGTGGAAGGTGTGCCCAGCCTACAACACATCGTTAATTACTGCGCAATGCTTTATGGGCCTGCACTTGCCAGTCGGCGTTCGTGGGGATCCTTTAACTATGGAAGCTCCTATAAAAGGAGGACATAACATGTGGCTGGTGCCGCCTAGGTACGTTGTTATTGATGTTGAAACAATTGCTGGCTGCCCAGAAGACGCGGAGGCCGCTTTTCGACGCAGCTTCTGCCCCAACCCAAACTGGAAAGCCACAACAATTGGAGAGCGATACTTAGATGGTCTGCAACAAAGACGGGAGCGATTGTCTCTTCTGGACGCCAGCCCTATTGTGACAGTATCTATGGCGACAGATGCCGATTGTAGGTTGTTGCATACCCTGTCACTTGCAGAACCTGCAATTTATGGCATTCCATTAGAGGCCTACCCAGACGAACGAATGCTTCTTATTCGATTACGGGAATATCTTGAATCGTGCAGTGATAACACGCTTTTTGTCGGGCACAACATCGTAGGATTTGATTTGCCGCGCTTACGGATGAGATATCTTGCTAACGGACTTCGCCTTCCTCGACCTCTCACTACCACGCATCAGCCAGTTTACGACACCATGCTTGCGTGGGGTGAGCTTTTTAGTGTTGAGGGGGCCCGTTACGTATCGCTGCACGATTGTCTAGAGATAGCCCACATCCCCTCTCATAAAACCATGATTTCAGGTTCTGACGTCCAGCAACTTTATGAGTCAGGGGATCACAAAACTTTGGCCCTCTATGCTGTGCTCGACGCGCTTGCCGAAAGAGCACTTTTTTTATGCATGACGGGTCAAGCAGAGGATCGACTGATTGCAATTCAGGAAGCGCAGCGGCGTGATGTTGCGCCTCAGAATATTCCCAACACAGAGAACATCACTGATTCGCAATCACAAACTGAGTCTCAGGGTGTGTCACGTGGTGTTAGAGAAATTTTGGCGTCCATGGGCTTAACGATTTGAAAGGATAACACCATGAAGAGCATTTCGATTCAAAAAATCGGTCCTATTGAGTATCTCGAAATCCCTATTCCTGAAAACGGCGGCGTTGTCGTGTTGCGCGGCAGAAACGGTTTAGGAAAGAGCTGGGCCCTTCAAGCCGTTGATTGCCTTGCGTCAGGGCGCGGCTCGCTTCCCGTCCGTGACGGAGCTACCCGCGGAACGGTTAGTGGTGCTGGGGTTACACTCACCGTCGAAAAATCTGTGAAAAGAAGCGGGACTGCTGAAGTTGTTAGTCTTGATGGCAGATTTGACATATCTGAATTTGTTACTCCACCAATTGCCGACCCTGAAGCGGCAGATAAGCGGAGAATTAAGGCTCTCTTGCAGCTGAGCGGGGAGAAAGCAAAGCCGGAGGAGTTTACAGCAATTTTGCCCCCTGGGGTTACGCTTGATGAGCTTGTTCCTGCAGCAGAACGAAGTGATGATCCTGTCGTTTTAGCTGGGCAGATAAAAAGGGCACTGGAAGAAGAAGCCAGACGCTACGAACGTGCGCTTCAGCAACTTCGAGCTGAGGTGGACGCTTTGCAGAAACAAATCCCACCACATGCTAAAGATCACGAAATTACAGAGGACGACCGCGCTCAAGCTCTTAATGAATTACAAGAGGCTCTTGCGCTACTGACAAAATTAGAAACTCAGCTTCAGGAAGCAGAACGCCTTAGCAGCCTTCAAGGAACTGCCCGCGCGCAATTAGCAGAATTGCAGCGGGATTACAAAGAACCAGAGGCCTACGATTCGGAGATTGCCGAGCTGGACACTACCATTCTGCAGCTAGAACAACAGCTTGCAGCAGCAAAGGAGCGTAAAAAACAACTACTGCAACAAAAAGAAAGGGCCACTCAAACACGGAATCAGTTGCTGCGTTTGCAAGAAATCCTAGATAAACAAATACCGCTAGTCCCGGAAGCTGAATTGTCAGCAGCTAGAAAACGACGCGAGGCCGCCCAGGCCCATTACGACAATGTCATCAAAGGTCTAGAAATCACAAAGCTCGTCAAAAAACTACGTGACCTTGAGGAAGCAGCCAAGATAACTGAAGAAAGGGCGGTACAACTTCGAAATGCAGCATGGGCTACCGACACCGTGCTCACAGCTATGGTGGCCCGAGTAACTAACGAGCTGCGAATCCAAGGAGGGAGACTTGTCGTGGAGTCAGAACGCGGGGCAGAATTCTTTGCAGATCTTTCTGTCGGCGAACGCTGGGCTAAGGCACTCAGTATCTTCGCAACAATGTTACCTCCTCAAGGAATAATGGTTGCCAAGCAAGAGGCCTGGGAATCCCTCGACCCTATCAACAAGAAGGAAATTGTCACTTTAGCCCGACAATTAGGCGTGACTATCTTCACGGCAGAGGCCGATGACAGCGAAAAAATCAGAGTCGAAGTCCTGCAATAGCACAAGAAGCTGACTGCCCCGGAAGATAACGGATTGGTCCTTAACTGGTCACAAAAGAAAAGGAAATTTGTCGATGTCAAAATCTGCAAGCAAAACACCTTTAGAAAAGCTCCTTGAAGCCATGGAACGCCATGGATGTAACCCTCAGTGGGACCCGGTGAAACGTGAGTGGACGGCACAATGTCCTCTGGGGCAAAATAGCCTTTCTGTTCTACACATAGTGGATTTATCTGATGGACATTGGCTACTTTGTTGTAGTAAGCACTGCCCCAAACGTTGCCCTGGCGATAAACCCAGGGCCGACGCGAGCCTGGGACATTAGCGCTTGTACCACACCTTGGAGATCAACAATGTCAAATGCCACGATGGTGTTACTGAATACCCCGCTTAAGTATATGACGGATGACGGTTGTGACGGTTGATGACGGTTGAGGTTTTGCAACCGTCATTCAACGCAAGTGATTGCGCCCAAAGGACTTGCGACGAGTTATGACGGTTGTGACGGTTATTTCCCGGGTATAGAAAAAAGTGGGTGGTGGATGTCACAGGAATGAATGTATCTATCTAGTCCATCGCCGCCATACTGTGGTGGGGTGTGCAAGCCCTATTAATAATAATTACAGAACCGACCAGTCGCCAGGAAATAGAATATGTACGACAGTGAGTTTATAAAGTTTGTGCGCTTTTCTGTGCCTGGCATTCCAGTCCCTAAGGGGTCATTCCGAGTGATCCCGATTAAGAAGAAGGCTGGACAGCTAGGGGTCAAATTTCTTCCCTTTCCACGGCTTGTGGAATGGCAGGCCGCTATTAGGTTCGCGGCTTCTAAATTTTCCGCTCCAAATTTGCCATGGACTGGCCCTGTCGTTGTGCACACTTCTTTTCGGTTCCCTCGTCCTAAATCTCATTTCATATCCATGGAACCTGGCGCCAAGGGGTTGAAATATGATGCCCCTTCGTTTGTAACGCGGCGGCCTGATTTAGACAAATTAATTCGATCTGTTTTAGATGCTATTACAGGCGTTCTCATTCAAGACGATTCTCAAATTGTGGGCTTACACGCAGTCAAAAAGTATGTAAACATCAACGGTCGTCCTGGTGTTACTGTTGTCGCCAAGCTTGTTGACGGGTAGGCGCTTTTAGATAGAGGAGGACCACGCAATGTCAGTGTCACACCTTTCTGATTGGTTGTATTGTTGGTGGGGTTGGGTGGTACGTCTTCCTAAGCACGAGGCTACGTCAGTTATAAGATCGTATCACAAGATCCTTCTTGGGCTGGAAGACAGTGTTGAAAACATCGAGTTTTCGCTGTTAGGACCCGGGATATCTTGCGAAGTTATTTTCTTTGATGCTTTAAGAAATGGATCGTCTATTCGTGCGACAATCAGTCGCTTCCTGTCTGAAATGCACATTGATGCACCAAGCGAAGAGCGAGTCGCTTTTGAAAAGCACGCTACTGAGCTTGTAATTAAACGCATTGCGTCACTGTTAGCAGAGTTAGAGCACCGAGTAAGAAGCGAAATTAGGGCAACTCATGCTGCGAGTGCGACAAGCAATGTCTCGTGAAAATAATCACACAGAATTCCTTGAATACTTTCGCGATGTAGTGCTTAAGTGGGCGGAAGCTCGAGACTGGCCCCGCCTCAGAGATCGCATGGGCTTTTTGATAAGCCGCAGCGGCAAAGAAGAATGGATTTATTTAATTGAGCACGTGAACAAGTTGTCCTCGGAAAGTCAGGTGTGGCTAGCTAATCGAATTCTGGCGGCCATGGGATTGCAACCTGAAACTACCGCTGAACAAAGCCCCAAGAAGAAGAACAAGAGGAAGAAGTAAACAATGAATCCACCGCTAATCCTAGTTTTAAACAGACTAAAAGCTAAGCGATTGTATCCTCAAGAAGTCGATGGGACTTGGATGGCATTGTGCCCTAATCATTACAATCGCCACCATCGCTGGCGGCCCACACTTGTTGTGCGATTATCAGAAGATGGCAGTCACGTGCACATATTTTGCACTAAAGGTTGTCGCACAACATTGATCTTAACTAAGTTGGGTTTAGATTGGGATGCTTTGTACACAAAGTGCTGGAGACTTAAGTGGAAAGAGGTCTTCTCGTACATTCGCAAAGTGCGCAATAAACATAGTGGAAAGCAATGTTAGAACATGTTCTGAACGCCTTAGAGAGCATGGGTTGTCGCCCCAAGAAGTGTGGCGTTGGATGGAAAGCGCACTGTCCTGCGCATGACGATAGAGTCCCTAGCCTATCAATTCGAGAAGGCCACAATGGGCGAGTGTTAATGCGTTGTTTCGCTGGGTGCAAAGTCGAAGATATCGTTGCCGTTCTTGGCTTACAGATGAAAGATCTCATGCCAGTGAATACAGGCAGAGAAGCGTGTCGCGCCAACGAGAAAGAGCACGCTAATAAAACCGCTTATGCAACAGCTAAAGAAGCAATGGAAGCTTGGGCGAAACAGATTGGCCGGCGTCACGATTATGAATGGATGTATTCTGATGCTAATGGCAATGACGTGGGATATGTTCTCCGCTGGGATAAACCAGACGGCAAAATAATTCGCCCAATTGCACTCTACGACGGCAGCTGGCGGCTCGCAGGCATGCCAACTCCTCGGCCACTGTACGCGCTACCGGGAATACTTTACCACAAAGACGCACCTGTCTTTATCATGGAGGGTGAAAAAGCGGCTGACGCTGGGTGGGATTGCGGGCTCGTGAGCACAACATCAGCTGGAGGAGCTAGCGCCGCTCATCTAACGGACTGGAGCCCTTTACGTGGGCGAAAAGTCGTTATCTTGCCTGACAACGACGAAGCTGGAGAGCGTTACGCTGAAACTGTAGCTCAGTTATGCCTGGCGGCTGGAGTAACAGACATTCGAATCATAAAGCTTGCAAATTATGCGAAAGAATTACCTCCAGGGGGCGATTTAGCCGACATTATCGACTCTCCGAATCGATGCGCGTTGCCAATTAGTGAGGGGGCTACAAAGAAAGACATAGGTCGCCTGCTTCTAGAAATTGCTCAGCAAGTTGAACCATTGCGTCCTAAATCAACACAAACAGAAGAGCAACATAAACCCGCCACTGAAACTAAAACACAATCAGAGCTTAGATTCTCTGTGCACTTTAGAGCTGGGAGGAAGAATCCGATAGTTATTGCGTGGGTGGGCGATGAAGAGATTTATCGTGAGGAGATAAATGTTAACCGAGGCCGAGCAAGAAAGGAGTTTGCAAAAGAAGTTGCACGTAAACTCGGGAGAAACGTCGATGTCAAGAAGATAATCGATCTTTGTGATAAAGAATTACCAAGAATGGCAGATGAAGTTATGGAGGATCCACTGAGTAATGGTGCTTGTGGTCTATCGAAAAGTGTTGTTCGGCCTTGGCCAGACATATGGCCAGAGCCAGTTGTGTTAGATGATGTGCTTTGTGAAGTTTATAACGCGATTCGTCGTTATGTGATCCTGAAACACGAAGACGCTGTAGCAATCACTTTATGGACGGCATGGACCTACGTTTATAACAGCAGCTCAATTGCTCCGATGCTGAGCATAGTCAGTCCAACACGCCGCTGTGGGAAAACCACATTGTTAACGGTTCTGTTTCGCTTAGTTGCACGTGGGGTATTTGCAAGTAATATCAGCCCAGCGGCCGTTTATCGAGTCATAGAAAAATATGGTCCTTTGACGCTGTTGATCGACGAAGCAGACACGTTTGCTAAAGATAACGAAGAGTTGCGTGGCATTATTAATTCTGGTCACGATCGAGAAAGTGCTAATGTGGCGCGGGTCTTAAAAAAGGCAGATGGCACTGATGATGTTGGTATGTTTTCAACATGGTGTGCGAAGGCGATCGCTTCTATTGGTAACCAACCAAGCACGTGGAGTGACCGATCCATTACGATTCGCATGATACGTAAGGCGAAAAATGAAACAATCGAACGGTTAACTCCACAAGCAAAGGCTTATTTAGATGTGTTATCTCGAAAAATTTACACAGCGGTGGCAACAGACGAAATTAAAGCAGCACTTGCGGAGCGTTTTCCAGAGGTACCTGAGTGTTTGGATGACAGGGCCGCTGATAACTGGCGACCTTTGTTGTGCATTGCTGACATTGCTGGCGGCAACTGGCCAACAGAAGCCCGGAAGGCCGCGATAGCTCTTAGTGGAAGCGAACAAACTGAAGATAACGAGGAGATAGCTGTGCGGTTACTGCTTGACGTCTTAGAGGTGTTTGACTCTGATGAAAAGTTAACTGTCCGTGAATTAGCAGAACGTTTGGCCGTGCTAGAGGAATCACCGTGGGCTACATATCGCCACGGCAGGCCCATTTCTCCGGAGTCGGTGGGGAGATATTTGAGAAGGTTTGGTATTAAACCCGAAAGAATAGCTACGTCGAGAATATATTATCGTAGTGACATAGAGCGGATAGCAAAGAGGTATTCTATTCCAAAAATAGGGATGAATCATGATGACTTTTCTAATGAAGAGTCTTTTCCTGACGAAGAATTCGCAGATTACTGAATCGTCCTTCCTCCATCCCCCCCTTTTGATAAAACACCACAGGAACGCTTGATGTGGAAGAATTAGCCTTAGAAGTGTGCTTCTGGTTTCATTGCTCCATTCTGCCCATTTTTTTGTACCCCGGAAATAACCGTCACAACCGTCATAAGTGGATGTAAGTGTTGGTAGCACAAGGACTTACGTTGAGTGACGGTTGAAAAACTTCAACCGTCATCAACCGTCATAACCGTCATCCGTCATATACTCTGGCGGGGCACGGGTGCCCACTGCAGGTGTACCACGAGTGAGGGGTGTAAGGCTGAGGAGATTGTTGTGTGGGTCCCGAAAGATCACAACTTTTTTATGATTTAAGTTAGAGATATTCGCCAGCGATGGCCTTTTGAATTTCGTAAGAAAAGTCAGCCAGTTTGTCGAGGGGGACGCAGACGCAATCGTCGCTTATGACAACAGGGATTTTAGAGCTCTTACTGGCCTCTTCTGGAGGTTGGCATTTGCAGTTTTCGCAGTCAAAAAGGTGAAGATTAGAAGTTAGTCGTAAGGCTTCTAACAGCGTCAGTCGAAGGCTTTTCTGGAGCTTGACGACTAGGGTCATGGAATTCATGGCTAGAGTCTCGCCAGTTGTGGTATCATTTATAGTCTAGCTCTCATATTATTATAATATTGGAGAGGTGATAATATGCACCCAGAGTGGCTGCGTGTTCGCGCATGGGCTCTTCGCACTCGTGGAGGCTTGCCGATTCGGCAGGTTGGAGAGATTCTTGGCGTTGGGAAAGCCACAGTAATACGGTGGTTTAAGCGCCCACGGCCGCGATATATGCTAGCGCAGCCTAGACGACGTTGCTCATCTTGTGGTGCTCTGGTTATTGGTAGCTGCAAACTGTGCGAATCAGAAAGGAGACAACTATGGACATCGTAAAAGAGCTCAGAGAGATTGTATTACAAATTCGGGCGGCGTTAGATGACGGGCGCATTACTCCCATCGAGGCGCTGCGAATCGCCAAGGAAATGGCGGATCTTATTTATGTGTTGTATCAAATTTTTGCTGCTGGTGTTAAGCCTTGGGCGGCGGATCTTGAGAAAGCTTTAGGCAGTGAAAATAATGATTAACTTACTATTCTGTGCGCTTTTTGGGGTTTTGCAAATTGCGGGCCCTTCGCAAGTGGAGGCGGGGGATCTAGCTGTTTTTCGATTTGAGCCGGCAGATGTCCCAGTAGTTTGGAGTGTGCTTCCGGAATCGGCCAAGGAGCGATTCTTGGAGGTGCTTTTGCCTGACGGCAAGCGGGCGCTGGTGTTTTCGTCAGGGCGTCCGATGCAAGTTGTTATAGTGGCGGCAGGGTATGTTGGGGGGCAGGTGTATCTGACTTTTCATTCATTCATAAATGGGTCTAATTCACCCACCCCTCCCAACCCTGGCCCAGGCCCATCACCTAATCCTGACGATCCCAAACCTCCCCGTCCCGTCCCGCCATTTATCCTGCTGTGGATTGAAGAAACTACAGAACGAACCGCGGCTCAAGCCCAAGCACAGAATGACTTGGCAATTCGTCAAGCTTTGCAGAGAGCGGGTTGGCAGTTGCGAGTCGTTGACAAGGACATACGAAACGAGAAAGGCGAGCCGCCGAGTGATTTGGCCCCATGGATTGAAAAAGCCGTCAAGCTTGGTTTGCCGCGATTATTTGTTATCGACAAAACTGGGAGGTATTTGTCATATTCGGCACCGAGAGATCGTGGCGAGTTTCTGAAAATTTTGACGGATTTGGGCTTGGTGATTCAGCGAGCAGAACAACTTCCATCTACTCGCCCAGCGCCGTCGAGATATATCACTCCGTATCTAGCGCCGAGTTGTACAGGTTCATTTTGTGTTCCTTGAGGTAGCAATATGGCCGTAAAGGCATTGATTGCTGGGGTGGAAAGGACTCTTGGTTGTTTACCGAGAGTTGTACCCCCGGGTACGGTCTATCCGATTTTTGGCGAGCGCGGCCCAGCTCGGTTGATTCCGCGAGCACAATGGGTTCAATGCGACTGGAGTCATTTTATCAATCGGGTTCTTGATCAAGGCAACACAGGGGCTTGTAATGCATTTGCAAGTGTGCAGGCTCTTCACATGTTGAGGGCAGCGGCGGGTCTGCCATATGTGGAATTATCCGCTGGCAATCTTTATGGACGAATCAATGGTGGCAGAGATGCCGGGTCTACATTAGTGGATGCCATTCGTGAGTTAGAAAAACGCGGTGTGTGTCGAGCAACATTAATAGGTCATCTTGAATGGCAACCTCATCGATGGCCTAAAGAGTGGGAAGAAGACGCAAAGCGATTTCGGGTTCTTGAGGCTTGGGACTGCCCCGCGTTTGATCACATTGCAAGTGCAATTCAATTAGGATTTGGGGTTAATGTTGGCATTTTGATCGGGCCGAATTTTAACCCAGGGCCCGACGGGTGGATTCCTGAGCGAGTCGGTCGTGCCGGTGGGCATGCTATGTGTGCCGTTGGGCTAGCTCGGAAAGGAGATGTTTGGGGGATAAAAATTGTCAACAGTTGGGGAGATAAGTGGGGAAAAGGCGGCTTTGCGATTATTCCCGAAAGCTACTTTCGCGATCCTGTCTGGACTGACGGATGGGCTATCCGTGTTGTCGTTGATCCGGAGGGTCCAGAATGAGTAGTGACCTTGAGAAACTACAACGAATTGAAGAAAAAATTGATGATCTGAGAATACAAATAGCTGAATTAAATGGAATGTTTCCGTCAGTCTGCAAACGACTATCTCGCTTAGAAAAGGAAGTTTGGGGTGACGGTCGTGTTGGGTTGTCGGCAAAAGTAAATACTTTAATATGGCTTGCATCAGCGATAGCAGGTCTATTAACGATTTCTGTCGGAAATGTCATCAGAACAGCCCTTGGATTTTAAGCTGCCGCGCGACATCTTTCCACCTGGGGTCAGTGTCCGGCAGCGACAGTTTCTGGCAGCGTTTATTGCGTGCGGCTCTATTCAAGGGGCCGCCGATGCTGTTGGAATTTCGCGAAGAAGACATTATTTCTGGCTACAAAGAAAGCCAGCGTATCGCGAAGCGTTTCGACAAGCTCAGGAGATAGCTGCAGATCGTTTAATTTCAGAGGCTTACAAGCGTGCGTTAGATCGCAAAGACCGTGCTAGCGCCTACTTGCTTACATTTTTGATCAAGCGCTGGAGGCCAGAATATGGTGTATCACGGGTTGAAATTGCACAGGTTCCTCGTGAACAGCACCTAACGGAAGCAGAAATCGATGCCGAATTATCAAGATTACTCGCAATCCTTGGATATCAAAAAGTGGACGCTGGAGCTGCTGACTCGTCGTGTAGCGGCGAAAGCGCAAAATGATCTTCTCACCTTTACACTCCTCACAAAATCAGACTACCGAGCGAATTGGCATCATGTGCTGCTTGCGCAGCGACTGACAGAGTTAGCGGAGGGGAAAATTCGCCGCTTAATTGTCTGCATGCCTCCGGGGCACGGGAAAAGCGAATTAGTCTGTCGCAGATTTCCCGCGTGGGTGTTTGGACGCGATCCGCGGACGCGCATCATTCTCGTCACACACACAGCCACTCTAGCCGAAGCTCACAGCCGAGATGTGCGGAGAATTATTGCTGACAGATGGTTTCAAATCGTCTTCCCGAACGCGAAATTTGCAGACAGAAGTGTCGATTGCCGAGATCGTGAGGATTTCTGGGAATGGCCGGAGGGCGGGTATCTGCGTGCTACTGGGATTGGCGGGGCGATTACAGGGCTTCGCGCAGATTTGGCGATTATTGATGACCCAATAAAGTCCCGCGAAGAAGCGGAAAGCGCTGTTTATCGGCAACGATTGTGGGAGTGGTTTACATCAGATCTTTACACGCGATTAAGTCGTGACGGGCGAATTATCGTGTGCTCGACACGCTGGCACCGTGATGATCTTGTTGGGCGATTGTTGCGATTGTCTACTGAGCCCTGGAAAGTGTTGTCCTTCCCTGCGCTGGCCACTAACGCCATCAACGACGTAAACGATCCACGGGAGCCTGATGAAGCGTTATGGCCTGATTTCTTATCCAGGGAAAAGTTGCTCGAAATACGGAAACAGGATCCACGAGCATTTGCAGCCCTATATCAACAAGATCCTGTGGAGGCTCAGGGCACTGAATTTCCAGAGTCTTATTTCGGTGATTGGTTATGGGTGGACGAAGATCGATGGCCGCCCGCTGTGAGTCACTGGGTTATGGCCATTGATCCATCAAAGGGACGTGTTGATTTACCGGGTGATTATGCCGCGATTGTGATTGTGGGAGTTGCTCCAGATCGACACCTGCTTTATGTCGATGCCGATATTGCGGTCAGGCCGCCAGAGGAGTTGATACGAACAGCATTAGAGCTTTACGGTCGTTATCGCCCGGTATGGGTTGCTGTAGAAACTAATCAATATCACGGTTTGCTTGAAAGACTTTTCGAGCGAGAATCCATGCAAAGATTTGGGATTCGAATTCCTGCTTGGCCTATCATGAACATCGAGCCGAAAGTCATGCGCATTCGAAGACTTTCCCCGTACCTAGCGCATCGAGAGCTTCGCTTCCGTGATACTCCTCATTGCCGCTTGCTTGTAGAACAACTGCAAGAGTTTCCTTTGGGACGGCATGATGACGGTCCTGATGCTCTTGAAATGGCCGTGCGAATTTTAACAGCTACAGCAGCATTTACTCCCGAACGCCAAACAGTCCCATGGGAAGGCCCGATCGTGCTGCCGTGGACGCCGAGTTATGATCAACGGTGACTTGTTTCGAGAAGCCGAACGGGAGATTCAGCGGCAGCTGGAGACTGCCTTTTGGCAGACTCCCTTCGGGCAGTTGGTACGTCGATTTCATGGGACGGGAAGAATTGGTTATGCGGAGGTTTTAAGGCTAGTCGAGCAAGCTGGCGGATTTCGCGATTACGCGCCATCAATTTTGCAAGAATTGCGTTTAATCGAGCGATACGCCGCTTTTGACTATCGACGGTATCTCAGCGAATTTCTAAAGCAATTAGGGCCAGCTGGGCGGCTTTTAGAGGTAATTGTTGGCGGTTTAACTAAGGGAGGACGTCTAGATGCCGTTCGGGTGGCCGCAGAGTTACTTCGGGCTTTTGGATTTGAGGTTCTTCCGCGGCCTGGCCTGCCGCTATCTCCACAAGAGCTGCGCCGGGCGATTCAGGCTGCGCAGCAATTCCTCGATTGGGCTGCACAATTCCAACCGATCCCAGAACGACGCCCCGTTCAGCCCGCAAAGACAGCAGAACGCGTTATTGAGACAAAACGAACGGCGGCAGCCCAAGGCGAATATGTCATCGTTCCATTTGCTACTGGGGGGCGCCAATTCCCCGCCGATCATCCAATAGTAACTGGCGAAATGGTTCAAGTCGATTCTACGAATGTGCATTCCATTGGTTATGATTTAAACACTAATACCCTTTATGTGAGGTTCCTAGTCGAACACGTTAGAGACGGCCAGGTATACAGGTATCCCGGGGCGCTTTATGGCTATCGTAATGTGACTCCTGATGAATTTCTGGATTTCCTGTCGGCTCCATCAAAAGGGAATTGGGTTTGGGATCATTTGCGTATTCGTGGAACCGTTTCGGGGCATCAAAAAGATTATTTTTTGGCAGGCGTTGCGCGTGGTTATGTCCCCAGAAAAGCCACCCTGCAGTGGATAAAACATCCGAAGACAGGAAAACCGTACCTTGCGGAGGTGTTTGCTCCTAGAACCGTGATTTTGAGCGGAGTGCACGTGACAAGCCAACTTCCGCTTGAGGTTGTTCAGGTTTTGAAAGTTGTGAAGCCGCCACGGCCAGAAATGAGACCGCTTCTTGGTCTGAGTTAAAATTGTGGTATCATTTTTAGTTGTGTTCCTGTGTTTATAATCTAATGAAAAGTCAAAGTATAAAACACAGACGTGTATAGTTAAAACGCAGACGTGCATAATTTCTGTGTTTTGATGTGTGTGTTTTGAGTTTTTCGTGCGTAGTAATTATCGATGCCAAAGCCTGCCGTCGTATTAAGTCAACGCTTACCTAATCGGGCGTTCGTTACTATTCGGAACGTCCCAGTGTTCGTTGAGCATGAGGCTCAGCTTTCGGATGGCAGGCGTGTTGTTTTTGATTGGCGATTGCTGACCGCGATTGTTCGCAATTGCAACGAGAGAATTGCCCAAACTGGTGATTACGCAACAGTAATCATTGGGCACACAAAAGGTCCTGGCGACAATCCCCCAGTTATTGGCTTTGCCGGACCGTTTTCTTTAGGACTGTTAAATGGCAAGCTGGCAATCTTCGCAGATTTCCATTTGTTTCCTGAACATGCTGATGCCCTGCGGCGTTATCCGAGGAGAAGCCCAGAGTTTATCCTCCACGAGGATTTATCGAAAACCTATTTCGATCCGATTGCTCTTTTAGGAGGAGAGCCACCTCGGTTGGATTTAGGATTAACATTGTTGTATTCTGCGATTGTTGATGGGGCTCGGGTGGAACGCTATGCGGCTGCAATGCCTGGGCCCAGCAACACCTATGTTCCTACTTGTGGTTTGAAGGAGGAGTACGCAAACATGAACGACGAACAACTGAAAGCGATTATCGAAGCCTTAGAACAATTGGACTGGGTGCAGTGGGTCAAGCGAAAAATGGCAGAGGAAGCAAACGCACAAGTCGCGCCGGAAGAGAATACTGAACCCGATCAAACAGAATCGTATTCAGAGTTACCTTCCGAGAAGATTGATTCAGAGAAAGCGAAGGAAATTCTCGAACACGGTGAAGTGCACGGACAGCCTCTCACTGAGGCGCAAAGGAAAATGTTTTGGGCAGCGGCAAACAGAGAGAAAAATAGCGCTGATGGTCCGCGAGAGTCCTATCGGGCTATTGTAGCTGAAATCGAACGACTACAACGACAGCTTGAAGAGGAGCGAGCGGAACGAATCAATGCTCAGCGTCACGCCACATTAGTTGCTTTACGGCAGCAGTATGCGTTTGACCTGAGCAAGGAAATGGAGCGCTGCCGCTGGCCCAAGATGAGTGACGAACAATTCCAAGAACATGTTGAGTGCATTCGCGAAAACTACAGGCGCATTCCTATTGGAGAACGTCTTCCCGTTCTTCCGTCTCCACCCCCAATGGAGCTTCAGAGAGAGCAATATTCTGAAGAGGATCGAAGGCGCGCGCGTGAGCTTGTATTGCGTGAACGGGAACGGGGAGTGGAGCTTACATTTGAAGAGGCCTTAGCACGAGTCACCACAAAAAGTTAAAGGAGACACGAGATGGCTATCTTATCATTTCGCGCTGGAGGCAACATTATACCAAGCCGCTTTGTAACGCTCACCAACAACGCAACAGTCACGCAGGCTGGCGACAACCAAGAAATTGTCGGTGTCGCTTTCGAGGGCACACAGAAAGCACCGCTACAGGATTATGTGAGCACTTTATATGCGGCAGAAACTGGACAGTCTGTGGCTGTCTATAGCGTCGGTGAGGTGTGTTTAGTCGAGGCTGGTGGTAGCATTAGTGCTGGGAACCTGCTGAAAAGCGATTCACAGGGAAGAGCGGTGCCAATTGCCACAAGTGGTACGACAATTCAAAACTACGGTGCAGTTGCGCTTGACGGTGCAACAGCGGCTGGACAGAAGATTCGTGTGCTTGTGATTCCGTTTGGAAAAGTCCGACCAGCGTTGACCTAATCGTTGAAAGAGGAGGCCTACTATGCCGTTGGCAATGCCAGGTCAATCAAACACGTATGTCCCTGTTGCTCTTGCTGGGGACAAATTGCTTGTTGATTTCGCACGTGATCCGAAGCGATTTAAAATTGCTCGATATTCACAAGTGGTTCCTGTAGAGCGTGATACGGGATATTACCTTTACTTGAGTCCTGACGAAGCAGGCAGAATTCTGTATTCTGACCTGCGGGATCTCGTGTGGTACGATGGGGCAGATGCTCCTCGTAGGCATGATGCTAATCGTGAATTTGAATTTAGGCCGTATCGAACCCAGCGTTATGCCTACGAGTTTGTGTTGGGATGGAAAGCTGTTGAGCAAGCAAGCTGGGATATTGTCGCAAAGCATGCTGCAGCGGCAGCCCAGCGAGCAATGACTGCACGGACACAGGCAGCAGCGAATATTCTATTTGATTCCACACAATATGACTCAGGACACGTGATCAACGTGCAGTCCACATACGGAGGAACGTGGGCGACTTCAGATCTCACAAGCCGGAGAATTCTCAGGAGCCTAAACGACGCCGCTGATATCATTCTCAACGACACACTTGGTGCAGTAACAAAGGATGATCTGGTGCTAGTTATGGGCTCCGGCGTAGCTAAAGCCGTGGCACAGGCGCCTGAGGTGCTTGAGCTCCTGCGCTGGCAAGCTGGTTGGGACTTTCTGCGCGGGGCCACAGAACGCACAAACGTCAGCTACGGTGTGCCTGAGGTTCTCTATGGCTACCCCGTGGTTGTTGATGAAACGAGAAAAGTCACTAGCCGCAAAGGTGGCACACGCGCTGTAGAGTCTGTGCTGCCGAACAATATGGCTGTGCTTTTGGCTCGCCCGGGTGGAATGGAAGGATCGCCTGGTGTGATTAATTTCAGTGCGCTTGTGTTCTTCATGAAGGAAGAAATGACAGTCGAAACTAAAGAAGATCCTGACAATCGTCGGACTTTGGGGCGAGTTGTTGAGGACTTTGATTGTCGTCTTGTGGCTCCGTCCGCGGCAGTCCTTTTCACAAACGTAGCCTAATATGTTAGCAGAGGTTCAAGATCTGCTAGATCGGTGGGATCGGCGATTGATTGCCCAACTCGCTAGAGACGATGGGCAACCGGAGCAGAATCTTGAGTCGAATCGCCGAATCCTAGCAGCTTTGAAAGGCGCTGAAGGCCAGGTGCGAAGCGCTATTCTGAAAGGCCGGAGATACACGCTAGAAGAGCTTGAAAATCTTGAGCCTGAAGATCTCGCCTTTCTCAAGGACATCATATGTTCACTCGCTATGTTACGACTGGCTGCATGTAGGGTTAACACGTTGGGCAGTCAGTTGTACGAATCGCTGCGAGAACAAACGACGGAAATCCTCAAGCAGCTAGAGTCAGGTGAATTAATTTTCGCTACGAAAGCTGCGCAGGACGCAGGACTGCCACGCACAGAAGGTGTTTCTCTTGTCGACGTCTATCGGCAGAATTTGTTAGTCGATCGATGTGTGCGCTATTATCCACCACGAATTGAAGGGCACGTTTTAGGGGGTTAGGCAACAATGCCGTTAGCAGTCCATGTCGCTGGGCCAGCACTGATTCGCATTGGTCCGGAAGGGTGTTCCAATGCCCAATTGCAAGTATTGGGCTATACCCGTGACGGCGCGCGCATCAGAACGGAGGCCTATTGGGAAGAGGTTCACACAGACGAGTGGGGTGGGGATGCCGGACCCCCAACAGAAATCATTTATCATGGTGAGCGGGCGATTGTCCAGCTTGAATTGACGAAGTGGGATGCTACTGTTGCTGATGCAATCGCGAAACGTCTGAGCTCGATACAAGGGCACAATACTGGGATTGTTCCGGGTCCAGGTTTGCTTGTTTTTAGTGATGGACTTGCCTATCGCTTAGTGTTAGACTTTCAAAAACAGGGAATCCAGGATTGGGAATTCCCGAGAGCCGTACCCCGAGAACCCATTGAAATTAACAAAGGGTCTCGGCCTTCGATTATGGTTATTACTTTCGATTGCTATCCCAAATTTATTGATTCTGCTTGGGTGCTATACAAGTCATTCACCTGATGCATGACCCACTATACCTCGTCGAAAATGGAACCGTAACGCTAATCCCCGGGATGCCGCCCGGGAACGGGCAACCTCTTGTCCCTCACGCCATCACGTTCGTTGGTCTTGTCACAGGTGGAACGGTACGAGTATATCGGCCTTCTGACGAAGCGTTGCGACAGGCAGCGGCCCACGCTCGTTTTATGCGCTATGATCCTACGATCATGGAATGCGTGGAGCTGCGTCAACGCGCAACAGCACTTCTCGATTGGCACATAGAAGTTGAGACTAAAGATCCCGAATACAAAGCTGCCGCGGATGTCGTAACGCGCATTATCAAGCGTGTGCCGCGGTTCACACAAATGCGTGATGTCCTTATGTCAGCAATTTGGTACGGCCGATATGCTGTAGCCAATGAATATCAATGGATTTGGGTAGACAATCAAAAACGCGTTGGAATTCGCTCGTGGATGCCGATACACGGCGATAAGCTTGTTTGGCGCATCGATTCTCCTCTGGGACTTCCAAGTCTAGAAGAGTGGGGCATTCTTATCGGAGTCGGTGCAGGGCTCTCAGAAAAGGTACGGCAATGGAAAGAGGAAAATAGTCAACACATTGCTATCACACATCGAGGATTAGCATATTTTCCACCACGTGAAAAGCGTGATCTGGTCATTATTCATCGACATTTGATTGAAGATGGCGAATACGAAGACGGCGTGACTGCAGATCGCATTTTTGGGGTGGGCATTCGCACGCGCGTTTACTGGTGCTGGTATCAGAAGCAAGAAGCTTTACGCTGGTTAATGGAATTCTTGGAACGTTCAGCGTTCGGGATTGAGTTGTGGTATTATCCAGCGGGGAATCCGAGCGCTAGAGAAGAAACACTTAAGGCGGCAAGTCAACGGGTGGGCACAGGTAAGAACATTTTACTTGTGCCTAGACCGCCGGGCGCTGACGGTGCTATTTACGGCGTCGAACGCATCGAGCCGTCTATGGCAGGCGCTGAAGTGCTGAAAAATATTTTGATTGAATATTTCGGGCATCAGATAAAGCGCTACATTCTAGGACAAACACTCACCACAGAAGCGCACGCTACAGGACTTGGATCGAATCTGGCGAGCATTCATTTAGACACCTTCCTGCAAATCGTTAAATATGATGCCGCCAATTTAGCAGAGACATTAACAGATCAACTCGTCCGTCGTCTTGTAATGTGGAATTTTCCCACTCTCGACCCATCCTACTTTAGGTTTGTGATTGAGGTCGAGAAGCCCAACATCGAGGAACGTCTCCACGCGATTAGAACCGCCTTCGACATGGGCTTGCGGATCCGTGCACAAGACCTGCGGGATGCGACAGGTTTAGGAGCGCCATCAGACGATGAGGAAACGCTCCAAAATCCAATGTTCCGCAACACCCCTCCATCAATGCCAGACGGTTCTGCGGCCCTCTAGAAATGGAGCGTGGAATCTTTGAGGAGTCATTGAATATGCTGTTGCGATGGTATCGGCGGTGGCGTCTTAAAAAGAGTGGTGCATTATTTCGATACTATAACGGCCAACGAATTGTGTGGGCTGATGTTCTTTCGTTGTATCGACGAATAATTCATCACGAAGCGGACATAATATCATTGCTACCTGCAGTGGATAAACAGGAGGAACCTGAAACAAGTCAATTTTTAGAAGCCGTCACAGAGATTTTCGGGTTGACGCCATATGATCAAACCTCTGGGAAAGGCTTAACTGAATGGGAAGTTATTGGCGTTTTTATGTCCTTCTTAGAGCATTTGGATCAATTGAAAAAAAAAGTGCTCCGTGGATTAGAGCTGCATGCCTCTGCGGCGATTGGGTGTGGGACCTCCCCAATGCCCCGAGAAACGATCCAAGCGTCATAGTGGCATGCCACCTCATGGAAACCGAGATTGCTTACTTGCGTGCATGGCCCGTGCTTCTGGGGATTTCAATGGCTTTAGGAGAGATCCCTCAACAATTTTTTGAGGCGATATTAGAAGATCCGGAGTTAGCGAAACTACAGTATGAGCTGTACCGCGCTCGGAATGAGCTCTACAAATGATTGCGCGACTATTTGCCTCCATCCTAAAGCAAGTGCGAAGTGGGATTGAACGACTTGGCAGGACTCGCAATGTGCTCGGCACGGGCCGAGGACAAACGGTGGGGGAGCCTTTGCGCCTTACGGAGCTAGCACAAAATGTTGGTTTGGGTCAGTCACTCAGCTCTCAGCTTGCTGATATCGCAGCACGACAACGCGATCTTACAGATGACATTGAAGAGGTCAAAGAAGTTTCGCACGATACACTTGAAGGGATTCAACGCGTTGAGGAACACACACAACAATACACGCAAGAACAACCGCGTTCAGTCCCTCCGCTACTTGGAATAGGGACTAGGCGTGTTGTTCAAATCGCAGCGCAGCCGCGGCCTCTGTTTCGTGGCTATGGCGCAAGACAAGCTGCCCCCATAAGACAACCACAACGCGCAACTGGTGATGCGAATGTTGGTGGAAGTATCCTGGCAACAGCACAAATTGGAGCGGCGTTTTGGCCTGTGCTTCGTGTGTTAGGCCTAATTGCCGGCGCCGGTTTTTTGGTCGTTAAAACTTTTCAATGGGTGGCTGGGGCTGCAGAAAAGGCGGGGGCGCGTCTCATGAGCATTTTCGATCAATTTGCAGACGTGTCTCCCGCAGTCGCTGGCATGCGCAGCATCCTGGAGGTTTATGGGCGGAGGGATCGAATGGCGGTTGCCGCTGCTTTAACTCCACAATGGAGACGTGAGCTCGTAACCTATCGTGAATTGCTGGACAACACGAGAGACTTGCGAATTATTGGTCATCAGTTGGCATCTCAATTTCGTGTAGCCATGATGAAACTTGTTACTTTTGTTGCGGACATTTTGAATGCTGTTTCAGGCATCTACACATATCTTTTTGGTGAAGCAACCAAAGAGACAACGCCAGCACAACAGCCATTACATCCAATCGTTGAGGCTCTCAAGCAAGTCCTACGCAATCAAAATCCACCGGCCCATTGGCGACCTGCACCTCCACCTAAACGGCGTCCGGGAGTCCTATAAATGCCTACAATTGTGCGCTACAACAACGTAGATATTTTTAACTGCCGGATCCGTGAGTTTCGGCAAGAGGTAGTATATGATGATTCAGGCACTGACTACCTCTACACAAAGTTTTTTATTGCCGTTGAGGGAATCGTCGGTGCGCACGAGCATTCTCCGGGAACGTGGCTATTGAATGAGCAAACCGGAGAGCCCGTCAACAGAAACACGGCACAAAAACGATTGGAGGATATTTTCATTGCACTTCGTGAACCACGGAAACGTTTGCAGTTGGTGGTGCGCGAAGTAAGGGTCGAAAATGGGCAAGTTGTGATTGAAGATC